AAGTACTTCCAAGAGAAACTTTTCAAAGCTTTGAATGTACCTGTTACTAGAATAGGTGGAGATGGTGGTTTTAATTTAGGTAGATCATCAGAAATTCTAAGAGATGAAGTTAAATTTAGTAAGTTTGTTGGTAGATTAAGAAAGAGATTCTCTAATCTATTCAATGATATTCTTAAGACTCAATTACTTCTTAAGAATGTAATCACCCCAGAAGACTGGGATATCATGAGTGAGCATATTCAATATGACTTCCTAT